TGCTATTAAGGGAGATTCTATCGATGTGGTCAATGGAAGACGGTGACCAGGGATAGGGCTTATGCATAAAAAATAAGCCCGTGTAAGGGAGATTTAGGGTGTCACCAGTAGGGGCTTTCAACGGTACAATGCGGGTTTGAGCGGCATAAATTACCACTGAAAGCCCTTAAACGTTACTCTACTGTGGACACTGTGTGGACACTCTCGGCCTCAGTACCACCTCTTAGCGGATTAAGAGAAATGGCGTCCTGAAGGTACTCTGGCGCAAAATGAGCGTAAACCATAGTTTGCTCAATCCGCGTGTGACCTAGTATCCGTTGTAGCGTGATAATACTTCCTCCATTAATCATGAAATGAGTGGCAAAGCTGTGCCTTAGTGCATGTGTGGCTTGCCCCATTGGCAAATCCGGTTTTATTGCTTTCATTGTTCGTCTGAAGCGAGGGTAATCAGCATCAGGGAATAAAAAACCTCGTTTGTTATCCGCGATCATTTTGGCAACAGCCTCTGAGATCGGGACGGTGCGTGGTTTGTTTGTTTTCGTTTTAACAAACGTGACGCGGTTATGGATGATATTTTCTGCTTTCAAACGAGCTGCTTCTCCCCAACGTGCTCCTGTACTCAGGCAAAGAATCGCAATCTTTTTATTGTCGCCGTCAAGTGCTGCAAGCAGTAAGGCAATTTCTTCCTGTGTGAGATAGCCTGTTTCTGGTTTTTCCTCCTTAAGCCTCTTTGTCCCTCTGATAGGGTGCTCACCAAAGAATAACTCCGCTTCAATCAGAGCTGTAAACATGCCGCTAATACATGTTAAATCACGATTGATACTCGAAGGTTTAATACCCTGACTTCTTCGGGTGGCGCAGTACTGGCTGATAAGGGATTTCGTGATTTGAAATGCGCATGGGTCATTCGTTATTTTTGTGAAGATTTCAATTTTTCCAAGATTAGATTTCCCATGCTCTTCGTGTTTACCCTTTAAATCCCACCAGATCTGTGTCAGTTCCGACAGACGTCGTTTGTCTGTTGGTTTTGATAGCCATTCTTTATTGTGGTGGTTGTACAACGTGTATTTTTCGAAAGCGACAGCTTCGCTTTTCTTATCAAACTTCCTACGGATGCGTTTTCCGTTACGTCCAGTAGGGCGGATGTCCACTTCATATCGACCATCATCGAGTTTTTTGATTGCCATCAGAAAACCCTCCGAGTGGTACTTTTTTTGCTACTACTAATCGCTTTTTTCGTGGTGGCTGAAATTTAGCCACCAATAGTAGGCACTTGTGATGAATATATTCACGATAAATTGTTAACCAGTCTTTTGACCGGAGTGGGGCGACGTTGTTTCGTTTTGCCCAAAGTGCGAGAGCGGGCGCAATTTGCCCGGCTTCTGGAGCTACCTGATCAGTCATGAACCACAAAGTATATTTAGTAAATCTGGGATGTTGTAAGACCTTCATTATGGCTTCAACTCCAGCGTTTTTTGACCGGCTCTCATAGCTCGAAAGTGAGCTGTAGGCTACACCAGTTAATTCACTGAATTCTTTACGGTTTAACCTTTCAGATTCACGGATTAGCTTCAACTTCTCCGAAACGTCTATTGACATAATTACTCCGATTGCGTAATTTCTTGCTGATAGTGTGAAATGTTGTGCTTCTGGAGTTATCCTTTTAGGCAATAATTAGCCATTAGGAGCCATTAGAAGCACTAAGGGAGAATCGTAGCAGATGAATAGACAGCTTGTAAGCGTGACTGATGCCGTGCCTTATCAGGAGTTTGCAAAACTCATTGGTAAAACTCCAAGAGCTGTAAGGGGCATGATTGAGAAAGGGAAATTACCAGTTATTGAGATTACTGACCCTCAGTCAGTATCGGGGCGTGCTGGTGAATATTGGGTATACCTTCCGGCATGGAATAACGGACTAAAACTGGCTTATGAAAGCCGTCCTAAAGAGATTCGTGACGGCTGGTTGATGTGGTTAGGTCTCGGTGAACCACGTTAAGGAGAACCGTATGAATGAGCCTCGTTGTATTGCTCAGTTATTGCGTAACGAAAGCCCCAGGGCGATTGACTTCACCATCACCCACGGTAAGGGGCGTAAGGGAATCATTATCCGCACCAAAAAACAGAGTCCGTTAAAAAAGGCTCTGACCTTTCTGAAAAGCCGGAGGGTCTGGAAATGACAGTGATGACGCTCAATCTCGTTGAAAAACAGCCAGCAGCTATGCGCCGGATAATTGGTAAGCATCTGGCCGTCCCTCGCTGGCAGGAGACATGCGATTATTATAATCAGATGATGGAACGCGAACGGCTAACGGTTTGCTTCCATGCGCAGTTAAAACAGCGTCACGCAACGATGCGTTTTGAAGAAATGAACGACGTCGAACGTGAACGGCTGGTTTGTGCAATTGATGAATTGCGTGGGGCATTCTCAAAACGCCGTCAGGTTGGCGCAAGTGAGTATGCATATATTAGTTTTTTAACAGTCAGTCAGCGTCGTACTTTATTTATGCATGCCGGATTGACTGAAAAAGAATTCAACCAGCCATACTGGCGAATTAATGAAGAATCATGTTACTGGCGTGATGCTTTATTCCGTGCATTACGTGAATTATTCAGCCTGTTTGAGTATGCACCGACAATTCTGACGTCGGTAAAACCAGAGCAATATCTGCATTAAGTAATTAACCAGAGTTTTTAACGCACTTAATTGTGCGGGGCTTCTTTTTGCCTGGAGAAAGTCATGCATACAGTTTCTGAAAATCAGTGCGGTAAATACGCATTACTGCTGCAACAGGCCAGAACCGAAGCACAGGCCGACGCAGCGACGCGCTTTTCTTCTCATCTTGACGCCATGATTCGCCATATCACAAAGGCGGAGTTATCCCGCGTGGAGATAGTCGAGCTGCTCAGTCAGGAGTCGGAAAAATTTCACAATATCGGATTGTCTCGCGGGGAGGTGCTTTGATGTCCTGTTCTCATTCAGTTGTATTACTGAATAACGCCTTAAAAATCGCCGTTATGAAAAATGGCGATTTGTCTCTTATTCAACTTTGCCTTGATAAAGAAAAACGCGACATAACTGAATCTGTTATCGCGATTTATCAGAATGAATTAAACCTCCTGTCTGATGTGGTCAATTTACTTGTTAAACGCGCTGTATTCCACAAGCAAATTTCCTCAGTGGATGAACTGACAAAATTAACGACAGAACTTGCCAGTTATTGCGCTGATGTATCCAGGAAACTTAACGATAAAAGGAGCTGATAATGCCGGACAACGTAGATTTTATTCAGGAACAACAGGCTGAATTACTGGAGCGCCAGATTAACGCGGCAAGGGTAAAACATTGCGGTGCTTCTGCGCTGGTTTGCGAAGAGTGTGACGCGCCAATACCTGCTGCCCGTCGTGCGGCTTACCCGTCAGCCACGCGTTGTGTTTCCTGTCAGTCAGTCTTTGAAGCAAAAAACAAACATTACCGGAGAACGGCATGAGTTTTCGTATTGAAATTGGCGAACGTTATGTCGTTACCAGTGACAGCTTTCAGTTTATTCTCCACGAGAAAAAGAGAGCGGAAAGCGGTAAAAACGCCGGTCAGGAATGGCTGGCGGTGGTTGGTTATTACCCGAAATTAAGCCAGCTCGTTTCCGGCCTGATGCATCACGATATTCTGACCGGAAGCGCAAAGTCTTTTGCTGATTTAAACGCGCAGGTTGAGCAACTCAGCAGGCGTTGTTCAGAGGCTTTTGGCTCATATGGCCGTTAAAGCCTCCGGGCGTTTTGTCCCTCCGTCAGCATTTGCTGCAGGCACCGGTAAGGCGTTTACCGGTGCTTATGCATGGAACGCGCCACGCGAGGCTGTCGGGCGCGAAAGACCCCTTACACGTGACGAGATGCGTCAGGTGCAAGGTGTTTTATCCACGATTAACCGCCTGCCTTACTTTTTGCGCTCGCTGTTTACTTCACGCTATGACTACATCCGGCGCAATAAAAGCCCGGTGCACGGGTTTTATTTCCTCACATCCACTTTTCAGCGTCGTTTATGGCCGCGCATTGAGCGTGTGAATCAGCGCCATGAAATGAACACCGACGCGTCGTTGCTGTTTCTGGCAGAGCGTGACCACTATGCGCGACTGCCGGGAATGAATGACAAGGAGCTGAAAAAGTTTGCCGCCCGTATCTCATCGCAGCTTTTCATGATGTATGAGGAACTCAGCGATGCTTGGGTGGATGCGCATGGCGAAAAAGAATCGCTGTTTACGGATGAGGCGCAGGCTCACCTGTATGGTCATGTTGCTGGCGCTGCACGTGCTTTCAATATTTCCCCTCTCTACTGGAAAAAATACCGTAAAGGACAGATGACCACGAGGCAGGCATATTCTGCCATTGCCCGCCTGTTTAACGATGAGTGGTGGACTCATCAGCTTAAAGGCCAGCGTATGCGCTGGCATGAGGCGTTACTGATAGCTGTCGGGGAGGTCAATAAAGACCGTTCTCCTTATGCCAGTAAACATGCCATTCGTGATGTGCGTGCGCGCCGCCAGGCAAATCTGGAATTTCTTAAATCGTGTGACCTCGAAAACAGGGAAACCGGCGAGCGCATCGACCTTATCAGTAAGGTGATGGGCAGTATTTCTAATCCTGAAATTCGCCGGATGGAGCTGATGAACACCATTGCCGGTATTGAGCGTTACGCCGCCGCAGAGGGTGATGTGGGGATGTTTATCACGCTGACCGCGCCGTCAAAGTATCACCCGACACGTCAGGTCGGAAAAGGCGAAAGTAAAACCGTGCAGCTTAATCACGGCTGGAACGATGAGGCATTTAATCCAAAGGATGCGCAGCGTTATCTCTGCCGTATCTGGAGCCTGATGCGCACGGCATTCAAGGATAATGATTTACAGGTCTACGGTTTGCGTGTCGTCGAGCCACACCACGACGGAACGCCGCACTGGCATATGATGCTTTTTTGTAATCCGCGCCAGCGTAACCAGATTATCGAAATCATGCGTCGCTATGCGCTCAAAGAGGATGGCGATGAAAGAGGAGCTGCGCGAAACCGTTTTCAGGCAAAACACCTTAACCGGGGCGGTGCTGCGGGATATATCGCGAAATACATTTCAAAAAATATCGACGGCTATGCACTGGATGGTCAGCTCGATAACGATACCGGTAAGCCGCTTAAAGATACTGCCGCGGCTGTTACCGCATGGGCGTCAACGTGGCGCATCCCGCAATTTAAAACGGTTGGACTGCCGACAATGGGGGCTTACCGTGAACTACGCAAATTGCCTCGCGGCGTCAGTATTGCTGATGAGTTTGACGAACGCGTCGAGGCTGCTCGCGCTGCCGCAGACAGTGGTGATTTTGCGTTGTATATCAGCGCGCAGGGTGGGGCAAATGTCCCGCGCGATTGTCAGACTGTCAGGGTTGCCCGTAGCCCGTCGGATGACGTTAACGAGTACGAGGAAGAAGTTGAGAGAGTGGTCGGCATTTACGCGCCGCATCTCGGCGCGCGTCATATTCATATCACCAGAACGACGGACTGGCGCATTGTGCCGAAAGTTCCGGTCGTTGAGCCTTTGACTTTAAAAAGCGGCATCGCCGCGCCTCGGAGTCCTGTCAATAACTGTGGAAAGCTCACCGGCAGTGATACTTCGTTACCGGCTCCCACACCTTCTGAACATGCTGCAGCCGTGCTTAATCTGGTTGATGACGGTGTTATAGCATGGGATGACCCCGAAGCTGTGTTGGTATTTAGGGAAGTTTTGAAATGCCATATACAGCGGCGATATCGACAGCAAAGAAGTGGTGAGCGATTTTAATCGCATAACGTTGTATCATCATACAATTTGATAAAATCCGAAAATCTTCCTAAATCGCGGTGGACGTAAGATAAAACTTAGAATCTGATGAATGTGAATATCTGACACTTTACAGGTTTAGTTTTAATTCACTGGCTGTGGCAGAATATACGTTCTATGATGGGGTACTACACATCTGTCGGTTAAGGGCGTTGCATAATGGCGAAGGTAATCTGTTTGTTTAATCATAAGGGTGGAGTAAGTAAAACTACTACTGCGTTTAACTTAGGTTGGAAGTTGGCTGAGAAAGGTCATAAGGTTTTGCTAGCTGATTGTGATCCACAATGTAATCTTACCGGAATGATTCTTGGATTTAGAGGCATTGCGGATTTAGAACAGATTTATAATCAACCAGTAGCCAATAATATTCGTGACGCCCTTTCTCCTGCTTTTGAGTCTAAACCAAGTGCGATTGAACCTGCAGAAGTGTTTGATATCGAGGGTAATGCAAACTTGCATCTTCTTGCCGGCCATATTGGGCTTTCTGAGTATGAAACTACATTAGGTGTAGCTCAAGAATTAACGGGGTCATTATTACCACTTAAAAACCTTCCTGGTTCTATCAGGTATTTGTTTGACCTAACTGCTGAAAAAGTAAATGCAGATTATGTGATTGTTGATATGAGCCCGAGCCTGGGGCCATTGAACCAAAACATTTTAACTACATCAGATTATTTTATCGTACCTCTTCATCCTGATTATTTCTCGTCGATGGCCCTTTCTTCTCTCGCTCGTACTTTACCAAGATGGAAACAATGGGCAAACATGGCTTCACGAATGGAGTTGCTCCAGAATGCTAACTATCCATTCCCTGAGTCTAACGTGAAATTTATAGGTTCTATCGTCCAAAAGTATAGACCACGCAATGGTCAGGCATCTGCGGCCTTCCAAAAATGGATTGATGAACTTCGAGATAACTTAATTTCTTTGCTAATCCCGAAACTTGTTGAGTTTGATATGTTGGATGTAGTCGAGTTTGAGCAAAAAGCAGGGATGCCTCCTTCTGACCCAATAATGGAAGTCTCTGATTTCAATAGTCTGATTGCTATGTCTCAGGAATTTCAAGTTCCAGTCTACACACTGACAGCCCAACAGACTGGTCAGAAAGGCGCTGTTTGGGATCAGACGGAAAAAAATATGACTGTATTTTCTGCTGCATTTGACACTTGTGCAGAAAGGGTTATCGCCCTGACAAGAGATTGAAGTATGTCAACGCCAAAATCGATATTTGACCGTGCTTGGATTAGATGTGATTTGTTATCTGTGACATATGCTTATACTTCTACTAATTTTTCGAGTGTATTTGATTCTCGAGAAATTCTGAGAGCTGAGTGGGTTGCTAGAGTTTCTGCTTTAGATTTATATATTCATGAACTTGTCGCGCAGCGGATGCTTGAGATTTTTCAGGGAAGGAGGGCTAGTACGCAGAAATACGATAAGTTTACAATGCCCCATAGTGTTATGAATAATATTTTTAACAACGCTTGGACTCGTGACCAAATTTATGACTTAGAAGTTAGGCGACAACTTGGGATTCAAACGTATCAAACCAGTGAATCTATTGCTGATGGAATTAGGCTGATTTCAAATATTTCCTTGTGGAGAGAGGTTGCAATAGATCAAGGTGCTACGAATAGTAATGCCGATTTAGAATCTAAGTCACTGAGATTAAATCTGAATGCGATTGTTGATCGACGTAATAAGATAGCACATGAAGGTGACATGCAACCAATTACACCTCGTGAGCCTTGGCCCATAACTGGTGATGATATGGTAGTAGTTAAGAACTTCATCGAAAAGCTTGTAATTTCAATAGACAAGTTAGTATGAGTCTTTGCATCTTTAGCTGCATTTAAATGCGTTGTATTAGACCCTCTATTTTTTTTAGATGCGGTCAGATGTCATGCTATTTTAGGGAGGGGCGTCTCCGCATCAAAACCGCCCCATGAAGCGGGCGGGCGAGGCGGGGAAAGCACTGCGCGCTGGCGGTGGTGCTGATTTTATTTTTTCAGCGTCTGAGCGCGTCGTGATGGCGTTTAGATTGTGCGTCGGGGCGTTGGTGTGTCTAAGGGGTGTTTTGTGCGGTGGTGAGCGTGTGAGGGCGTGATGACGGGATGTAAAAAAGCCGCCCGCAGGCGGCGATGTTCAGTCGTTGTCAGTGTCCAGTGAGTAGTTTTTAAAGCGGATGACCTCCTGACCGAGCCAGCCGTTTATCTCTCGGATCCTGTCCTGTAACGGGATAAGCTCATTGCGGACAAAGACCTTTGCCACTTTCTCAATATCACCCAGCGACCCGACGTTCTCCGGCTTGCCGCCCATCAACTGAAAGGGGATGCGGTGGGCGTCCAGCAGGTCTGCGGCACTGGCTTTTTTGATATTAAAAAAATCGTCCTTCGTCGCCACTTCACTGAGCGGGATAATTTTAATGCCGTCGGCTTTCCCTTGTGGGGCATAGAGAAACAGATTTTTAAAGTTGTTGCGGCCTTTCGACTTCACCATGTTTTCGCGAAGCATTTCGATATCGTTGCGATCCTGCACGGCATCGGTGACGTACATGATGTATCCGGCATGTGCGCCGTTTTCGTAATACTTGCGGCGGAACAGCGTGGCCGACTCATTCAGCCAGGCAGAGTTAAGGGCGCTGAGGTATTCCGGCAGGCCGTACAGCTCCTGATTAATATCCGGCTCCAGCAGGTGAAACACGGAACCGGGCGTGAAAGGTGTCGGCTCGTTGAAGGACGGCACCCACCAGTAAACATCCTCTTCCACACCACGGCGGGTATATTTTGCCGGTGAGGTTTCCAGTCTGATGACCTTACCGGTGGTGCTGTAACGCTTTTCCAGAAACGCATTACCGAACACCAGAAAATCCAGCACAAAGCGGCTGAAATCCTGTTGCGAAAGCCACGGATGCGGGATAAATGTTGAGGCCAGAATATTGCGTTTGACGTAAATCGGTGAGCTGTGATGCACGGCAGCACGCAGGCTTTTTGCCAGACCGGTAAAGCTGACCGGCGGCTCATACCATCTGCCGTTACTGATGCATTCGACGTAATCCAGAATGTCACGGCGGTCGAGTACCGGCACCGGCTCGCCAAAGGTGAATGCTTCCATTTTCGGGGCGCTGGCGGTGATTGTTTTTGCCGCTGGCTGCGGTGTTTTCCCTTCTTTCTTGCTCATCAGTAAAACTCCAGAATGGTGGATGTCAGCGGGGTGCTGATACCGGCGGTGAGTGGCTCATTTAACAGGGCGTGCATGGTCGCCCAGGCGAGGTCGGCGTGGCTGGCTTCCTCGCTGCGGCTGGCCTCATAGGTGGCGCTGCGTCCGCTGCTGGTCATGGTCTTGCGGATAGCCATAAACGAGCTGGTGATGTCGGTGGCGCTGACGTCATATTCCAGACAGCCACGACGGATAACGTCTTTTGCCTTGAGCACCATTGCGGTTTTCATTTCCGGCGTGTAGCGGATATCGCGCGCGGCGGGATAGAACGAGCGAACGAGCTGGAACACGCCGACACCGAGGCCGGTGGCATCAATTCCGATGTATTCGACGTTGTATTTTTCGGTGAGTTTGCGGATGGATTCAGCCTGAGTGGCAAAGTCCATGCCTTTCCACTGGTGACGCTCAAGGATCCTGAATTTGCCACCGGCCACCACCGGCGGTGCCAGTACAACGCATCCGGCGCTGTCGCCACGGTGTGACGGGTCGTAACCAATCCATACCGGGCGGGAGCCGAACGGATTCGCGGCAAACGGCGCATAGTCTTCCCATTCTTCCAGCGTGTCGACCATGCAGCGTTGCAGCTCCTCGAACGGGAACACCGATGCCTTGTCGTCAACAAATTCACACATGAACAGGTTTTTAAAATCGTCGGCGCTGTTTTCACGTTTGAGCTGCTCAATGTCGAACAGCGTGCAGCCGCCTTTCAGGGCATCCTCAATGGTGACAATCTGCCGCCACTGGCCGTCCGCACAGAGAAGACCTCCGGCAAGGGCGTTATGACTGACGTCGATTTCCACGCGTTCGGCGGCGCTGGCGCGTCCCCGGTTGAACAGTTCACCCGACCAGAACGGGTAGGCGTCGTGCGCCAGCGTGGACGGGGTGGAGAAATAGGTCGAGCGCAGGTGACTCTGTGAGGCCATACCTGATGCCACCTTACGCAGTACCTGAAAATTCGGGATCCAGAAAATCTCGTCGACGTACAGGTCGCCGTTATGGCTCTGTGCGGTGTTGGAGTTGGTGCCGAGAAAAATCAGTTTTGCGCCGTTATTGCCCAGGACAATCGGGTCACCGGTCAGGTCAACGTCAACCAGCCGGGCAAAAGCGATGATGTATTCGCGGAACACATACGCCTGCGTTTTACTGGCCGACAGAAAAATCTGGTTATGACCGGTTTTCAGGGCGCGCAGCAGCGCCTCGCGGGAAAAATAAAACGTCGCGCCAATCTGGCGGGATTTCAGGATATCGCGGATGCGGTGCTCAAGCCCGGCGCGATACCAGTGCAACTGATATTCGAAAGACTGCTCAAAGAAAATCTGCTCCAGCTTTTCGATAGCCTCGTCGCTGAAAAAATTCTTTTTCGGTTTGCGCCGCCCGCCTTTGTTGCGGTTAGCGATGTTCGGATTAAGGTCTGCCTCGTTGCCGGTCTGGTTGTAGCGGTTTACCCGTGCCAGTCGTTCAATCTGGCGTCCGAGCAGGTCAATTTCCTTGAAGTCACCGCCGGTTTTCTGCGGTTTGATGATGAGCTGGGTCAGCCGCGCTTCCAGACTCATTTCGACACGGCTGATGGGGGCAACGCTGTCCCAGCCGTCGCGCTGTTTCCAGCTCTGCACCGTCGGGCGTTTCATCTGCAACATGGCGGCAATCTGCGGCACGGAAAACCCCTGCCAGTACAGCAGCGCCGCCTGACGACGCGGGTCGTGTAAAAGAGTGGTGTCTGTGGTGATGGTCATGAATACCTCGCCGTGATGAATACACGGCAAGGCTACTGAGTCGCGCCCCGCGATTCGCTAAGGTGCTGTTGTGTCAGTGATAAGCCATCCGGGACTGATGGCGGAGGATGCGCATCGTCGGGAAACTGATGCCGACATGTGACTCCTCTAATCACTATTCAGGACTCCTGACAATGGCAAAAAAAGTCTCAAAATTCTTTCGTATCGGCGTTGAGGGTGACACCTGTGACGGGCGTGTCATCAGTGCGCAGGATATTCAGGAAATGGCCGAAACCTTTGACCCGCGTGTCTATGGTTGCCGCATTAACCTGGAACATCTGCGCGGCATCCTGCCTGACGGTATTTTTAAGCGTTATGGCGATGTGGCCGAACTGAAGGCCGAAAAGATTGACGATGATTCGGCGCTGAAAGGCAAATGGGCGCTGTTTGCGAAAATCACCCCGACCGATGACCTTATCGCGATGAACAAGGCCGCGCAGAAGGTCTATACCTCAATGGAAATTCAGCCGAACTTTGCCAACACCGGCAAATGTTATCTGGTGGGGCTGGCCGTCACCGATGACCCGGCAAGCCTCGGCACGGAATACCTGGAATTCTGCCGCACGGCAAAACATAACCCCCTGAACCGCTTCAAATTAAGCCCTGAAAACCTGATTTCAGTGGCAACGCCTGTTGAGCTGGAGTTTGAAGACCTGCCTGAAACCGTGTTCACCGCCCTGACCGAAAAGGTGAAATCCATTTTTGGCCGCAAACAGGCCAGCGATGACGCCCGTCTGAATGACGTGCATGAAGCGGTGACCGCTGTTGCTGAACATGTGCAGGAAAAACTGAGTGCCACTGAGCAGCGCCTCGCTGAGATGGAAACCGCCTTTTCCGCACTTAAGCAGGAGGTGACTGACAGAGCGGATGAAACCAGCCAGGCATTCACCCGCCTGAAAAACAGTCTCGACCACACCGAAAGTCTGACCCAGCAGCGCCGCAGCAAGGCCACCGGTGGTGGCGGTGACGCCCTGATGACGAACTGCTGACCGGCGTCAGCCAGTCCGGGAAAACCTTCACGATTAACCCTTAATTTCAGGAAAAACTATGCGCCAGGAAACCCGCTTTAAATTTAATGCCTACCTGTCCCGTGTTGCCGAACTGAACGGCATTGACGCCGGTGATGTGTCGAAAAAATTCACCGTTGAACCTTCGGTCACCCAGACCCTGATGAACACCATGCAGGAGTCCTCTGACTTTCTGACCCGCATCAACATTGTGCCGGTCAGCGAAATGAAAGGGGAAAAAATTGGTATCGGTGTCACCGGCTCCATCGCCAGCACCACCGACACTGCCGGTGGCACCGAGCGTCAGCCGAAGGACTTCTCGAAGCTGGCGTCAAACAAGTACGAATGCGACCAGATTAACTTCGATTTTTATATCCGCTACAAAACGCTTGACCTGTGGGCGCGTTATCAGGATTTCCAGCTCCGTGTCCGTAACGCCATTATCAAACGTCAGTCCCTTGATTTCATCATGGCCGGTTTTAACGGCGTGAAGCGTGCCGAAACCTCTGACCGCAGCAGCAATCCGATGCTGCAGGATGTGGCGGTCGGCTGGCTGCAGAAATACCGCAATGAAGCCCCGGCTCGCGTGATGAGCAAGGTCACTGACGAGGAAGGCCGCACCACCTCTGAGGTCATCCGCGTGGGTAAGGGCGGTGATTATGCCAGCCTCGATGCACTGGTGATGGATGCGACCAACAACCTGATTGAGCCGTGGTATCAGGAAGACCCTGACCTTGTGGTGATTGTGGGGCGTCAGCTACTGGCGGACAAGTATTTCCCCATCGTCAACAGGGAGCAGGATAACAGCGAAATGCTGGCTGCTGACGTCATCATCAGCCAGAAACGCATCGGTAACCTGCCAGCGGTACGCGTCCCGTACTTCCCGGCGGATGCGATGCTCATCACGAAGCTGGAAAACCTGTCCATCTACTACATGGATGACAGCCATCGCCGCGTGATTGTGGAAAACCCGAAACTCGACCGCGTGGAGAACTACGAGTCAATGAACATTGATTACGTGGTGGAAGACTACGCCGCCGGTTGTCTGGTGGAAAAAATCAAGGTCGGTGATTTCTCCACACCGGCTAAGGCGACCGCAGAGCCGGGAGCGTAACCGATGACGAGTCCCGCACAGCGCCACATGATGCGGGTCTCGGCAGCGATGACCGCGCAGCGGGAAGCCGCCCCGCTGCGACATGCAACTGTCTATGAGCAGATGCTGGTCAAGCTGGCCGCAGACCAGCGCACACTGAAAGCGATTTATTCAAAAGAGCTTAAGGCCGCGAAAAAGCGCGAACTGCTGCCGTTCTGGTTGCCGTGGGTGAACGGTGTGCTGGAGCAGGGCAAAGGTGCACAGGATGACATTCTGATGACGGTCATGCTGTGGCGTCTGGATACCGGCGATATTGCCGGTGCGCTGGAGATTGCCCGTTATGCCCTGAAGTACGGTCTGACCATGCCGGGTAAACACCGCCGCACCCCGCCGTACATGTTCACCGAGGAGGTCGCACTCGCGGCCATGCGCGCTCACGCTGCCGGTGAATCTGTGGATATCCGCCTGCTGACGGAGACCCTTGAACTGACCGCCACGGCTGACATGCCTGATGAAGTGCGCGCAAAGCTGCACAAAATCACCGGTCTGTTTCTGCGTGACGCTGGTGATGCCGCCGGTGCGCTGGCTCACCTGCAACGTGCGACACAGCTCGACTGTCAGGCAGGCGTCAAAAAAGAGATTGAACGATTGGAGCGGGAGCTGAAACCGAAGCCGGAGCCGCAGCCCAAAGCGGCCACCCGTGTCCCGCGTAAGACCCGGAGCGTGACACCGGCAAAACGTGGACGCCCGAAAAAGAAAGCCAGTTAACAACCGAATGCGCCCCGCGCCAGGGCGGCACGCCGGTCAGTGAGGGTGAATCACCTGACACTGCACCGGCGTCCACCGCCCGACTTTTCAGAGGTAGTCATGATGACGCTGATTATTCCGCGAAAGGAGGCTCCCGTGTCCGGTGAGGGGACGGTGGTCATCCCGCAACCGGCAGGCGACGAGCCGGTGATTAAAAACACGTTCTTTTTTCCCGATATCGACCCGAAGCGCGTCCGGGAACGTATGCGCCTTGAGCAGACCGTCGCCCCCGCCCGTCTGCGTGAGGCCATCAAGTCAGGCATGGCGGAGACGAATGCGGAGCTGTACGAATACCGCGAACAGAAAATTGCCGCCGGTTTTACGTGTCTGGCGGACGTTCCGGCGGACGACATCGACGGTGAAAGCATCAAAGTTTTTTACTACGAGCGCGCCGTGTGTGCGATGGCGACCGCATCGCTTTATGAGCGTTATCGCGGCGTGGATGCCAGTGCGAAAGGCGACAAGAAGGCTGACAGCATTGACAGCACCATTGATGAGCTGTGGCGGGATATGCGCTGGGCGGTGGCGCGCATCCAGGGCAAGCCGCGCTGCATCGTGAGTCAAATCTGATGAAGACCTTTGCGCTACAGGGCGACACGCTCGACGCCATTTGTGTCCGCTATTACGGGCGCACTGAGGGCGTGGTCGAGGCCGTGCTCGCCGCAAATCCGGGACTGGCTGAACTGGGGGCGGTGCTGCCACACGGCACCGCCGTCGAACTGCCCGACGTTCAGACCGCGCCCGTGGCTGAAACTGTCAATCTGTGGGAGTAACGCATGACAGCAGAAGAAAAAAGCGTCCTGTCGCTTTTCATGATTGGGGTGCTGATTGTTGTCGGCAAGGTGCTTGCCGGTGGTGAACCTATCACCCCGCGTCTGTTTATCGGGCGCATGTTGCTCGGTGGTTTTGTCTCGATGGTTGCCGGTGTTGTTCTGGTGCAGTTTCCTGACCTGTCACTGCCTGCGGTGTGCGGCATCGGCTCCATGCTGGGTATCGCCGGTTATCAGGTGATTGAGATTGCCATTCAGCGCCGTTTTAAGGGCAGGGGGAAACCGTAATGCCGGTAATTAACACGCATCAGAATATCGCCGCCTTTCTCGACATGCTGGCCGTGTCCGAAGGGACGGCGAATCATCCGCTGACGAAAAACCGGGGCTATGACGTGATAGTCACCGGACTGGACGGAAAGCCGGAAATTTTCACCGACTACAGTGACCACCCGTTCGCGCATGGCCGACCGGCGAAGGTGTTTAACCGTCGCGGTGAAAAATCCACGGCCTCCGGTCGCTATCAGCAGCTTTACCTGTTCTGGCCGCACTACCGCAAACAGCTTGCCCTGCCGGATTTCAGTCCGTTGTCACAGGACAGGCTCGCCATTCAGTTGATCCGCGAACGCGGTGCACTGGATGACATCCGGGCGGGACGCATTGAGCGCGCCATTTCACGCTGTCGCAATATCTGGGCGTCCCTGCCGGGTGCCGGTTACGGTCAGCGTGAGCATTCACTGGAAAAACTGGTCACCGTCTGGCGTACCGCCGGCGGCGTACCGGCTTAAACGGAGTAAACACCATGAAGAAATTATCCCTTTCACTGATGCTGAACGTGTCGCTGGCGCTGATGCTGGCACTGTCCCTGATTTACCCGCAGAGCGTGGCCGTCAGTTTTGTCGCCACCTGGGCGATTCTGGCGACGGTTATCTGTGTGGTTGCCGGTGGTGTCGGCGTGTATGCCACGGAGTATGTGCTGGAACGCTACGGGCGGGAGCTGCCGCCGGAATCGCTGGCCGTGAAGATTGTCACGTCGCTGTTTTTGCAGTCGGTGCCGTGGCGCAGACGGGCGGCGGCTCTGGTGGTGATGGTGGCGACGTTTATCTCGCTGGTCGCTGCCGGGTGGATTTTTACCGCGCTGATTTATCTTGTGGCGTCGCTGTTTTTCCGGCTGATACGTAAAGCCTGTCGTCAGCGTCTTGAGGGGCGGGAACTATGTCAAAGCTGATGATTGTGCTGGTCGTGTTGTTATCGCTGGCGGTGGCCGGTCTGTTTCTGGTGAAACACAAAAATGCCAGCCTGCGCGCCTCGCTGGACAGGGCGAATAACGTCGCCAGTGAACAGCAGACGACCATCACCATGCTGAAAAATCAGCTTCATGTTGCCATCACCAGGGCAGACAAAAACGAGCTGGCGCAGGTGGCACTGCGTCAGGAACTGGAGAACGCCGCGAAGCGTGAAGCACAGCGCGAGAAAACCATCACGAGGTTACTCAATGAAAACGAAGATTTTCGCCGCTGGTACGGTGCTGACCTGCCTGATGCTGTGCGCCGGTTGCACCAGCGCCCGGCCTGCGCAGACGCCAGTGATTGTCCACAACGCCTGCCCGAAAGTGAGTCTTTGCCCGATGCCGGGCAGTGACCCGCAGAAGAACGGCGATTTAAGTGCCGATATCCGGCTGCTTGAGAACGCGCTGGCACGCTGTGCCAGCCAGGTAAAAATGATTAAACACTGTCAGGACGAAAACGATGCTCAAACCCGACAGCCTGCGCAGGGCGCTGACTGATGCCGTCACGGTGCTGAAAACCAGTCCCGAGATGCTGCGGATATTCGTGGATAACGGGAGTATTGCCTCCACGCTGGCGACGTCGCTGTCATTCGAAAAGCGTTACACGCTCAATGTCATTGTGACCGACTTTACCGGTGATTTTGACCTGCTCATCGTGCCGGTGCTGGCGTGGCTGCGGGAAAATCAGCCCGACATCATGACCACCGACGAAGGCCAGAAAAAGGGCTTCACGTTTTATGCGGACATCAACAATGACAGCAGCTTTGATATCAGCATCAGCCTGATGCTGACCGAGCGCACGCTGGTCAGTGAGGTGGACGGCGCACTGCATGTGAAGAATATCCCGGAACCTCCGCCGCCGGAGCCGGTCACCCGCCCGATGGAGCTTTATATCAATGGCGAACTGGTGAGCAAGTGGGATGAATGAGTTTAAGCGTTTTGAAGACCGGCTGACCGGGCTGATTGAATCACTGTCACCATCAGGGCGTCGGCGACTGAGCACCGAACTGGCGAAACATCTGCGGCAGAGTCAGCAGTGCCGGGTGATGGCACAGAAAGCCCCGGACGGCACACCCTACGCACCACGCCAGCAGCAGAGCGCCAGAAAAAAGACCGGTCGTGTTAAGCGAAAAATGTTTGCGAAACTTATCACCAGTCGTTTTTTGCATATCCGCGCCAGCCCAGAACAGGCATCAATGGAGTTTTACGGCGGAAAGTCACCGAAAATCGCCAGTGTGCATCAGTTCGGTCTGTCGGAAGAAACCCGGAAAGACGGTAAGAAAATTGATTATCCGGCGCGTCCTCTGCTCGGCTTTACCGGTGAGGATGTGCAGATGATTGAAGAGATTATCCTGGCTCACCTTGAGCGTTAGTTGTGCCATTCCCGACACCTCATCGCTGCTGCCGGTGCTTACCGGCAGCAGTCTTCTGTTAGAATACGTTAAAACTAAAGCTAAGGTTGTGTGCTTATGTTTTCTCTTATATTCGAGAAAAAATCGGAGATATTGCTGTTTTTCAGATTTAAACCTGCTTTGTTATTAAATTCAGATTCTAACGAAGGTGAGTTTTGAAACGCAACGATAATTTGACATAAATAACTCAAAAGAGCTTCTTTTGGCATGGGGGTTTCTCTGCAATAATTAATAAATGGTTCTCCGAAGCAGAATATTCTATCTACGATCTGCTTTTTCATTTGTGAGAGTTTTTGATTGAGTTGTTCTATTGTAGTTATGTTGGCTAGGTTTAAACCATTTAGTAGGTATCCCAAATCTTTATCCTTGTATCGGCCATGTACTGTGATTCCTGTTTTTTCTTTTATCTCTTCTGAAAGTTCACTCATAATTCGACTTGTGTTTAAGAACTCATCCAAAGTGAAAATATCTAAAACTGAATCACTAGTTCCTTGCTCTAGTTCTTTTGCAACCTCTTTCTGCCGTTCAGAAATCTTTTTTCTGATTTTAATAAATTCATCATCGGCCATTTCTAAAAGACCAGCTAAGCGTGAAAAGTATCTTCTTATTTCATTAGGCAGTCCTGTGGCCGACTTATAACCAATGTCGTGTTCAATCTCCGCCCAGGCATGCTGAAGGATTGATCGTATTTGTAATTCGGCTTTGATGTTTTTATATACTTCATATTCTTTTAAGTTTGTTCTGGTTGAGTTTAAAGTTACTATATAATGAAGTGATAGGTAACCAAATTTATCAGGCGCAATTGAGGTTCTTTTATCAATAGAGTTCTCTTGGTCAATGGTGAACTCCTTTTCAACTATAGCAGCTATCTTATCAACATCATCAGCATAATGTGTGATGATCCTGATACCAACGATATCAGTAATATCATCTATAGACTTGTATTTTCCCTTTTTATTAATCTTACCTTCAAGGCTTTTTTTTGTTTTAACTCTTGATTCAAGTGAGTGAATTGAAATTTTTTCATTGCGAATTAACGTGGTTAATAACGATTTAAGAGTAAGGGCATAGGACTCAAATTTATCTTTCCGTTCATCATAAGTAATTAGAATGTCTGACATGCGTGTATCCATTGGCTCCAATTAGTGAGGATGTTTTTTTGCCAGTTAAGTAATCATTATATTCACTTCAAATGGAGTGTTGTGTCAACCTTAGAAAAACACTCTTTTATTGTTCTCATCAGTTCTCAGCAGCATGCTAGATCTTATGAAAACACTCGCAAATATCCAGGAACTCGCGCGCGCACTGCGCAACATGATACGCCCCGGCATTATCGTCGAAACCGACCTTAACGCCGGTCGCTGCCGTGTGCAGACCGGCGGCATGTGCACCGACTGGCTTCAGTGGCTGACCCATCGTGCCGGACGTTCACGCACATGGTGGGCACCTTCCGTGGGGGAACAGGTGCTGATTCTGGCCGTGGGCGGTGAACTCGACACGGCGTTCGTTCTGCCGGGGATTTATTCCGGCGATAACCCTCCGCCGTCTGCGTCGGCGGATGCCCTGCACATACGTTTCCCTGACGGGGCGGTGATTGAGTATGAACCTGAAACCAGTGCACTGATGGTAAGCGGAATTAAAACGGCCAGCGTGACGGCTTCTGATTCTGTTACCGCCACGGTGCCGGTAGTCATGGTGAAAGCGTCAACCCGCATCACCCTGGACACCCCGGAGGTGGTCTGCACCAACAGACTGATTACCGGCACGCTGGAAGTACAGAAGGGCGGGACGATGCGCGGCAACATTGAACACACCGGCGGTGAACTCTCATCAAACGGTAAGGTACTGCATACCCATAAACACCCCGGCGACAGCGGCGGCACAACCGGGGGACCTCTATGACTGCGCGTTATCTCGGAATGAATCGCAGTGATGGCCTGACTGTCACTGACCTTGAGCATATCAGCCAGAGTATCGGCGATATCCTGCGCACACCGGTCGGCTCGCGGGTGATGCGTCGTGATTACGGCTCGTTGCTGGCGTCAATGATTGACCAGCCGCAGACTCCGGCGCTTGAGTTGCAGATTAAGGTCGCCTGTTACATGGCGGTGCTGAAATGGGAACCCCGCGTCACCCTGTCATCCGTCACCACTGAGCGCAGTTTTGACGGGCGAATGACGGTCACGTTAACCGGTCAGCACAACGACACCGGCCAGCCACTTTCGTTAACCATCCCTGTGAGTTGAAACCATGCCGATTATCGACCTGAACCAGCTACCCGCACCGGATGTGGTCGAGGAGCTGGACTTTGAAACCATTCTTGCCGAACGCAAGGCGACACTGATTTCCCTTTACCCGGAAGACCAGCAGGAGGCGGTCGCCCATACCCTGACGCTGGAATCCGAACCTCTCGTCAAACTGCTGGAGGAAAATGCTTATCGTGAGCTTATCTGGCGTCAGCGTGTGAATGAGGCCGCACGGGCGGTGATGCTGGCCAGTGCCGCCGGTAATGACCTTGATGTGATTGGTGCCAATTACAATACCACGCGCCTGATTATCACCCCAGCAGATGATTCGACCATCCCGCCGACACCGGCAGTAATGGAATCTGACACTGATTATCGTCTGCGTATTCAGCAGGCGTTTGAAGGTTTAAGCGTCGCCGGGTCGGTGGGTGCCTATCAGTATCATGGCCGCAGTGCCGACGGGCGTGTCGCGGATATCTCTGTCACCAGTCCGTCTCCGGCCTGTGTCACCATCTCTGTGCTGTCACGTGAAAATAACGGTGTCGCTTCCGAAGACCTGCTGGCGGTGGTGCGTAACGCCCTTAATGGCGAGGACGTCAGACCGGTGGCCGACCGCGTGACCGTGCAGTCTGCCGCCATCGTTGAATACCAGATAAACGCCACGCTTTACCTTTACCCTGGTCCCGAAAGCGAACCAATTCGCGCTGCTGCAGTGAAAAAACTGGAAGCGTACATCACGGCACAGCACCGGCTGGGGCGCGACATCCGTCTGTCTGCCATTTATGCCGCTTTGCATGTGGAAGGCGTGCAGCGTGTCGAACTGGCTGCACCGCTGGCCGATATCGTGCTTAACAGCACGCAGGCGTCTTTCTGTACCGAATACCGCGTCGTGACCGGAGGCTCGGATGAGTGATTCGCGACTGCTGCCGACCGGCTCATCACCGCTTGAAGTCGCCGCTGCAAAAGCCTGTGCGGAAATTGAAAAAACGCCGGTCAGTATTCGTGAGCTGTGGAACCCGGACACCTGTCCGGCAAATCTGCTGCCGTGGCTGGCGTGGGCGTTTTCGGTCGACAGGTGGGATGAAAAGTGGCCGGAAGCGACAAAACGCGCCGTTATCCGCGATGCCTATTTCATCCACTGTCATAAAGGCACTGTCGGCGCAATCCGGCGTGTGGTGGAGCCGCTCGGCTATCTCATCAATGTGACGGAGTGGTGGGAAAACAATGACCCGCCCGGCACCTTCCGGCTCGATATTGGTGTACTGGAAAGCGGCATCACAGAGGAAATGTATCTGGAAATGGAGCGACTGATTGCTGATGCCAAACCCGCAAGCCGTCACCTTATTGGTCTGAACATTACCCAGGACATTCCCGGCTACCTGTATACAGGCGGTGTGGTCTGTGATGGTGATGTTATTACTGTTTATCCCGGATAAGTGAGAAACAATGAGCACGAAATTTAAAACCGTTATCACTACTGCCGGAGCCGCAAAGCTGGCAGCCGCCACTGTCCCCGGCGGGAAAAAAGTAAACCTGTCTGCAATGGCCGTGGGTGACGGTAATGGCAAATTACCGGTGCCGGATGCCGGTCAGACGAAACTGGTGCATGAGGTCTGGCGTCACGCTCTGAATAAAGTCAGTGTGGATAATAAGAATAAAAACTATATTGTGGCTGAACTGGTTGTACCGCCCGAAGTGGGCGGCTTCTGGATGCGTGAGCTTGGTCTGTATGACGATGCCGGAACACTGATTGCGGTATCCAACATGGCTGAAAGCTATAAGCCAGAACTGGCTGAAGGCTCCGGACGTGCGCAGACCTGCCGCATGGTTATTATTCTCAGCAACGTGGCGTCCGTTGAGCTGAGTATTGATGCCAGCACAGTGATGGCGACGCAGGATTACGTCGATGACAAAATCGCAGAGCATGAGCAGTCCCGCCGCCATCCTGACGCCACGCTGACAGAAAAAGGTTTTACTCAGTTAAGCAGTGCAACAAACAGCACCAGTGAAGAGCTGGCGGCAACGCCAAAAGCGGTCAAGGCAGCAAATGACAACGCAAATTCACGTCTGGCGAAAAATCAGAACGGTGCAGATATCCAGGATAAATCAGCTTTTCTGGACAATATTGGTGTTACCAGCCTGACGTTTATGAAAAACAACGGCGAAATGCCGGTTGATGCTGATCTCAATACATTTGGTCCAGTTAAGGCTTATGTGGGTGTCTGGTATAAATCCACATCCTCCAACGCAACACTGGAGAAAAATTTCCCTGAAGACGGTGCAGTCGGTGTTCTTGAGGTATTCAATGGCGGTAATTTTTCCGGAATGCAGCGTTATACCACCAGAACTGGCAATGTTTATATGCGTAATCTTTCTGGCACCTGGAATGGCTCAGACGGTCCGTGGATCTACTGGCGTCAGATTCAGTCTGCAACACGCCCCCTGAGCACAACTATTGACCTGAACACGCTAGGAGGCGCAGAGCATCTTGGTTTATGGCGAAACAGTAGTGGCACTATCGCTTCATTTGACCGCAACTATCCGGAAGAAGGAAGTTATGGTCAGGGATTCCTTGAAGTTCTTGAGGGTGGTGGGTACTCACGCACGCAACGCTATACGACCCGCCGTGGGAACGTATATGTTCGCTGCCTTTCTGCTATATGGAATGCACAGAACCCACAGTGGGAGCCGTGGTCAAGAGTAGGCCATCAGTCAGAATGTCGTTATTACGAAGGTGATTTGAATGATCTGACTTCGCCAGGCATTTACAGCGTTACAGGGAAGGCGTCAAACGGTCCAATGCAGGATACCGCTGGAGCGACACTGCTTGGAATACTGGAAGTAATCAGGCGTTTTGATGGTGTATCTGTCTGGCAGCGTTACACAACCACAGGGAAATCAGAAACCACACAGGGGCGCACTTTTGAGCGCGTCTATGCCGGGAGCAAATGGACCGAATGGCGAGAAGTATATAACTCCTTTTCGTTGCCTCTGAATCTGGGCATCGGTGGCGCAGTGGCAAAACTATCCAGTCTGGACTGGCAGACCTACGATTTTGTGCCGGGCAGTCTGATAACCGTTCGGCTTGATAATATGACCAACATTCCCGACGGTATGGACTGGGGCGTCATTGATGGCAACCTGATAAACATCTCAGTCGGTCCGAGTGATGATTCTGGTTCGGGGCGCTCAATGCATGTATGGCGCAGCACTGTAAGTAAAGCCAACTACCGCTTTTTTATGGTGCGCATTTCAGGAAATCCGGGAGGCCGCACGATCACAACAAGACGAGTACCAATCATTGACGAAGCCCAGACATGGGGCGCGAAACAGACATTCAGTGCTGGCCTTTCTGGTGAACTGTCCGGCAATGCGGCGACAGCAACAAAGCTGAAAACAGCCCGTAAAATTAATAACGTTTCGTTTGATGGAACATCAGATATTAACCTGACGCCGAAAAGTATTGGTGCATTTGCTTCAGGAAAAACAGGAGACACCGTTGCGAATGATAAAGCCGTTGGATGGAACTGGAGTAGCGGAGCCTATAACGCAACTATTGGTGGGGCATCAACGTTAATTCTTCATTTTAATATCGGGGAAGGAAGTTGTCCCGCCGCCCAGTTTCGCGTTAATTATAAGAACGGTGGTATTTTTTATCGTTCTGCTCGTGACGGTTACGGATTCGAGGCTGACTGGTCTGAGTTTTATACCACAACGCGAAAACCTACAGCGGGAGATGTCGGTGCACTGCCGTTATCTGGTGGTCAATTGAATGGTGCTCTGGGTATAGGAACATCCAGTGCTCTTGGCGGTAATTCGATTGTTTTGGGTGATAATGACACGGGCTTTAAACAAAATGGTGATGGTAATCTGGATGTTTATGCTAATAGCGTCCATGTTATGCGCTTTGTCTCCGGAAGCGTTCAAAGTAATAAAACCATAAATATTACGGGGCGTGTTAATCCCTCGGATTACGGTAACTTTGATTCCCGCTATGTGAGAGATGTCAGACTTGGCACACGTGTTGTCCAGACCATGCAGAAAGGGGTGATGTATGAGAAAGCAGGGCACGTAATTACCGGGCTTGGTATTGTCGGTGAAGTCGATGGTGATGACCCCGCAGTATTCAGACCAATACAAAAATACATCAATGGCACATGGTATAACGTCGCACAGGTGTAATTTATGCAGCATTTAAAAAATATTACTGCGGGTAATCCAAAAACTGTTGCCCAATATCAACTGACAAAAAATTTTGATGTTATCTGGTTATGGTCCGAAGAGGGAAAAAACTGGTATGAGGAAGTAAGTAATTTTCAGGAAGACACGATAAAGATTGTTTACGATGAGAATAATATAATTGTCGGCATCACCAGAGATGCTTCAACGCTCAACCCTGAAGGTTTTAGCGTTGTCGAGGTTCCTGATATTACCGCCAACCGACGTGCTGATGACTCAGGTAAATGGATGTTTAAGGATGGTGCCGTGATTAAGCGGATTTATACGGCAGACGAACAGCTGCAACTGGCGGAATTACAGAAGTCAGCTTTGCTTTCCGAAGCTGAAACTATCATTCAGCCACTGGAACGCTCTGTCAGACTGAATATGGCAACAGATGAGGAGCGTAGCCGACTGGAAGCATGGGAACGCTACAGTGTTCTGGTCAGCCGTGTGGATCCTGCAAATCCTGAATGGCCGGAAATGCCGCAATAAGTTGTATGATCTCTGGAGTGAGCTAACGTATCTATAGCACAGAGTAAAGCCTAATCTGACAGTCTGCTCTGTGCTAGGAGCGGACTGACCTGCTTCCCGATGATTAATACACAGCTATGCTAGTAATGTCCGTAGATCGCTGTGTGTTGCATCCATCAGTTGAACTCACAGTCCAAACCAGACTGTCAGCTTTGATTAGATTCTACCTACTCAACCTGTCAGATAAGGTCTGAGCTAATACATCTAATATATGGCTTCGTGCAGGGGACGGCTATCGCGAACGTTAGGCCAGGTATCTGAATACGCACAGTTCACTTGGTTGTACTTCTTGCACTGATCTGCTATCCCGCACAGCTATTTATAGGTAATCTTCAGTGTATAATCTGCCAACGTATGGAAGCTTGTACAACAGGAGAAATATATGAAAAAAGAATTGTTTGGACGTTGCCCGTTTGATCTTGACGAAGATGTAAAAAAAATAGCCGCGATAAATAAATATATCCATGCAAAATTTGAGGAGCATAAAAATAAAATAGACAACCTAAAGGGTGTGGAACAAAAATTGATGGTCTTACAGTACTTTAATGTACTGAATGAACTTAGTAATCAGGCTATCTCTTCTTTGAATATAGGAGCCTTTTCAGCATCGGAAGTATTAGCTAGGGTTATAATAGAACAGGCTGCCAATCAATTTTATATAGCAATAGATGATGGCGAAAATGCACAAGCATTACTCAAGGCTAGTAAGAAATTAGTTCATAGTAATGGAAAACGGTGGCTGGAGTGTTTAAAATCCAAAGGAATGACTAATCCAGCAGCAAATGAAAGGATTCGCATGGGAAAAGAACTAACTGATCTATTTAATAGATTGTGGCCAAATACACCTGAATATCCAGGAACCAGAAAACTTTTTGAATTAATTGGCTGGGAAACACACTATCATGCCCATTACGTTCCCCTTTGTGATTCAATACATACATTCTCTGATGATATGGTAAATATAGTATCTCTATATAATGCAATCCAAAGTGATGAAAATACTGCTATCGAATTCATTCTTGCAGTTAAACAAGAAAATAAACGGCTGGCAATTTATAATTTTGTAATTGCTACGGCCCTTCGGTGTGAGGCCTTAGTAAATGTATTTAACTCTTTAGGTTATCAGGATATTATAACAGAAATGACACCAACAATAGATACAGTCAACCAGACTATAATTCGATATGATGATTTTGATCATTCCAGAATTGATGATTGTCAATAATTAATTGACAGAATACGTACATGCGCAACAACTAGTGATAGTTGACTTATTTTCGCTCTTGAGAGACAACCATACTCAAATCTCCCACATTGCAGGAGATTTGAATATGAAAACGTCACCGTGGAATAAAGACCGTACCATCGGTCAAAAAAGGCCACTTCAGATATCTCATATCTGGGGGATCCGGATTAGACTTGAGTTGGAAGGTAAAACACGCGATCTAGCTCTGTTCAACATGGCTTTGGACACTAAGCTACGGGGCTGTGATTTGGTCAAACTCAAAGTATCAGATGCTGCATATGGCAGTTCTGTCTCAAGCAGAGCAACGGTGTTGCAACAGAAAACCGGCAGCCCTGTCCAATTTGAGATAACCAAAGGGACAAGGGAAGCGGTTACTGCATTGATAAAGCTCGGCAACTTGCATAGTAAAGGCTTCCTGTTCCGCTCTCGGGTCGGAACTAACCACCATATATCAACCCGGCAATACAACCGAATTTTTCATGGGTGGGTAGAAAAGCTTGGTCTCGAAGATTCGCTGTACAGCACACATTCCATGAGAAGAACAAAACCTTACTTAATCTACAAGAAAACCAAGAGTCTCCGGGTGATCCAACTTCTGTTGGGCCATAAGAAACTGGAAAGCACAGTCCGTTATTTGGGCATTGAAGTCGATATAGAAGGTCTCTTTTAAGTTATGGGGGCTGATTTTATATTCAATAGCGTATGCTCATCGAAGAAATAAACTCATAAAATGTAAAGACAGCCAGTAAAAACATACAGATAAAGATAAGGGAAATAGCACACTTAACTAAGGGCTGAACCCCCCGAGGTGTTCCCCATGGTTTAGACATTTGGGTTATAACCCAAATAAATAAGGCCACAAAACAGCAAACACCAGCCAATCCGAGCAGAGATATTATGACAACTCCAAACAGATTTCCAATATCTAGTTTATCTGTTTTTGCAACTAGGGTTAACAAACCAGCAATAATAGTTGCAATCGATATTCCCGCAATGGTTGTGAGATCGGCGATAACAGCCAGTTTTTCTTTAGTATTTCCTTGAGTAAAAACCTCTAAAATTGATTTCATGGAAATAACCACCTACTATCGATTATATTCAGGAGCTTTTTATCATAACGATATCAGATAGATAAGGACATTGTAATATTTTGGATGATTTAAACTTGCTTTTGTAACTCTAATGTCCACTTTTCGCTCAAAGCAGACTGTCAGATTTGATAGCATTTGGGCTATGTAAATTGTCAGGCGGAAAATGAGTGAGTACAAATCAGGACAGGCGGGCGAATTGCCCGCCTTTTCTTTATCTGTTGTTTCATCCACTGACCAGCCAGGTCAAATAGCGTCTTATGCTCTGCACAACAGAAAATAGTTGCACCCATTAACCACGGAGTTAAACGGATGAGTGACTATCATCATGGCGTGCAGGTGCTGGAGATTAACGACGGCACCCGCGTCATTTCCACCGTATCCACTGCCATTGTCGGCATGGTCTGCACGGCCAGCGATGCGGATGCGGAAACCTTCCCCCTCAATAAACCGGTGCTGATTACCAATGTGCAAAGCGCAATTGCAAAGGCCGGTAAAAAAGGCACGCTGGCGGCATCGTTGCAGGCCATCGCTGACCAGTCAAAACCGGTCACCGTTGTCGTGCGCGTGGAAGACGGCACCGGTGATGACGAGGAAACGAAACTCGCGCAGACCGTTTCCAATATCATCGGCACCACCGACGAAAACGGTCAGTACACCGGACTAAAAGCCCTGCTGGCGGCGGAGTCGGTAACCGGTGTTAAACCGCGTATTCTCGGTGTGCCGGGACTGGATACCAAAGAGGTGGCTGTTGCACTGGCATCCGTCTGTCAGAAGCTGCGCGCTTTCGGATATATCAGCGCATGGGGCTGTAAGACCATTTCCGAGGTGAAAGCCTACCGCCAGAATTTCAGCCAGCGTGAGCTGATGGTCATCTGGCCGGATTTCCTCGCATGGGATACGGTCACCAGTACCACCGCCACCGCGTATGCCACCGCCCGTGCGCTGGGTCTGCGCGCTAAAATCGACCAGGAGCAGGGCTGGCATAAAACGCTGTCCAACGTCGGGGTAAACGGTGTTACCGGCATCAGCGCATCTGTATTCTGGGATTTGCAGGAGTCCGGCACCGATGCTGACCTGCTTAACGAGTCAGGCGTCACTACGCTGATTCGCCGCGACGGTTTCCGATTCTGGGGTAACCGTACCTGCTCTGATGACCCGCTGTTCCTCTTTGAAAACTACACCCGCACCGCGCAGGTGATGGCCGACACGATGGCTGAGGCGCACATGTGGGCGGTGGACAAGCCCATCACCGCAACGCTGATTCGCGACATCGTTGACGGCATCAATGCCAAATTCCGTGAGCTGAAAACAAACGGCTATATCGTGGATGCGACCTGCTGGTTCAGCGAAGAATCCAACGATGCGGAAACCCTCAAGGCCGGAAAACTGTATATCGACTACGACTATACACCGGTGCCTCCTCTTGAAAACCTGACCCTGCGCCAGCGTATTACCGATAAATACCTGGCAAATCTGGTCACCTCGGTTAACAGCAATTAAGGAGCCTGACCGATGGCAATGCCGCGCAAACTCAAGTTAATGAACGTCTTTCTGAACGGCTACAGCTATCAGGGCGTCGCGAAGTCCGTCACGCTACCAAAACTGACCCGTAAGCTCGAAAACTATCGCGGTGCGGGGATGAACGGCAGCGCACCGGTAGACCTCGGCCTTGATGACGATGCGCTGTCAATGGAGTGGTCGCTCGGTGGCTTCCCGGATTCGGTTATCTGGGAGCTTTACGCCGCAACCGGTGTGGATTCCGTACCGATTCGTTTTGCAGGCTCTTACCAGCGCGACGATACCGGCGAAACGGTGGCCGTCGAGGTGGTCATGCGTGGACGTCAGAAAGAAATCGACACCGGCGAGGGCAAACAGGGAGAAGACACCGAGTCGAAAATCTCCGTGGTCTGCACCTATTTCCGGCTGACGATGGACGGTAAGGCGCTGGTCGAAATCGACACCATCAACATGATTGAGAAGGTGAACGGCGTCGACCGGCTGGAGCAACACCGCCGCAATATCGGCCTGTGATTTTCATCCGGTCAGCCTGGCTGACCGGTTAACCCCGATTCAGAAGTGAGAAAACCATGAACAAAGAAAATGTGATTACCCTGGACAATCCGGTCAAGCGTGGTGAGCAGGTTATCGAACAGGTCACGCTGATGAAACCTAATGCCGGGACGCTGCGCGGTGTCAGTCTGGCTGCGGTCGCGAACTCCGAAGTCGATGCACTGATTAAGGTGCTGCCGCGCATGACGGCACCGATGCTGACCGAGCAGGAAGTCGCCGCGCTGGAACTGCCTGACCTTGTGGCGCTGGCCGGTAAGGTGGTCGGTTTTTTGTCGCCGAACTCGGTGCAGTAACGTTCCCGAAAAATCTCTCGGTCGATGACCTGATGGCGGATGTGGCAGTGATATTTCACTGGCCGCCATCAGAACTGTATCCCATGAGCCTGACCGAACTCATCACATGGCGCGAAAAGGCGCTCCGGCGAAGCGGAAACACGAATGAGTAACAATGTAAAATTACAGGTATTGCTCAGGGCTGTTGACCAGGCATCCCGCCCGTTTAAATCCATCCGCACAGCGAGTAAGTCGCTGTCGGGGGATATCCGGGAAACACAAAAATCACTGCGCGAGCTGAACGGTCACGCATCCCGTATTGAGGGATTTCGCAAGACCAGCGCACAGCTTGCCGTGACTGGTCATGCACTTGAAAAGGCACGGCAGGAAGCCGAAGCCCTTGCCACACAGTTTAAAAACACTGAACGTCCGACCCGTGCTCAGGCGAAAGTGCTGGAATCCGCAAAGCGTGCGGCGGAGGACTTACAGGCGAAATATAACCGCCTGACAGATTCCATTAAACGCCAGCAGCGGGAACTGGCCGCTGTGGGAATTAATACCCGCAATCTTGCACATGATGAGCAGGGACTGAAAAACCGTATCAGTGAAACCACCGCACAGCTTAACCGTCAGCGTGACGCGCTGGCGCGTGTCAGTGCACAACAGGCAAAACTTAACGCAGTAAAACAGCGTTATCAGGCCGGAAAGGAACTGGCCGGAAATATGGCCTCAGTGGGCGCTGCCGGTGTGGGGATTGCTGCTGCGGGAACGATGGCCGGAGTTAAGTTGCTGATGCCCGGTTATGAGTTTGCGCAGAAAAACTCAGAATTGCAGGCTGTGCTCGGTGTGGCAAAAGACTCCGCCGAAATGGCTGCACTACGCAAGCAGGCGCGCCAGCTCGGCGACAATACCGCAGCCTCGGCAGATGATGCAGCCGGTGCGCAGATTATTATTGCGAAAGCCGGTGGGGATGTTGATGCCATTCAGGCGGCAACGCCGGTCACGCTGAATATGGCGCTGGCGAACCGTCGCACGATGGAAGAAAACGCCGCCCTGCTGATGGGGATGAAATCCGCCTTTCAGCTTTCAAACGATAAGGTCGCTCATATCGGGGATGTTCTCTCCATGACGATGAACAAAACCGCCGCCGATTTTGATGGCATGAGCGATGCGCTGACCTATGCCGCACCTGTGGCAAAAAATGCTGGTGTCAGCATTGAAGAAACCGCCGCAATGGTCGGGGCGCTGCATGATGCAAAAATTACCGGTTCAATGGCGGGGGCGGGGAGCCGTGCCGTGTTAAGCCGCCTGCAGGCACCGACGGGAAAAGCATGGGATGCACTGAAAGAGCTTGGCGTGAAAACCTCAGACAGTAAAGGGAATACTCGACCAGTATTTACCATTCTGAAAGAAATGCAGGCCAGTTTTGAGAAAAACCGGCTCGGTACTGCCCAGCAGGCTGAATACATGAAAACTATTTTCGGGGAGGAGGTCAGCTCAGCCGCCGCCGTGCTGATGACTGCCGCCTCAACTGGAAAGCTGGACAAACTGACCGCTGCGTTTAAAGCCTCAGACGGGAAGACCGCCGAGCTGGTAAATATCATGCAGGACAACCTCGGCGGTGACTTTAAGGAGTTTCAGTCCGCTTATGAGGCGGTGGGGACTGACCTGTTTGACCAGCAGGAAGGCGCACTGCGTAAGCTCACGCAGACGGCCACAAAGTATGTGTTAAAACTCGACGGCTGGATACAGAAAAACAAATCACTGGCGTCAACCATCGGCATCATTGTCGGTGGTGCACTGGCGCTGATTGGTGTCATCGGTGCCATTGGCCTCGTAGCCTGGCCGGTTATCACCGGCATCAATGCCATCATCGCGGCAGCAGGCGCAATGGGAGCAATCTTCACGACGGTTGGCAGTGCTGTTGTGACGGCCATCGGGGCGATTAGCTGGCCGGTTGTGGCCGTGGGGGCCGCCATTGTCGCCGGGGCGTTACTTATCCGTAAATACTGGGAGTCTGTCAGCGCATTCTTTGGCGGTGTGGTTGAAGGGCTGAAAGCGGCATTTGCGCCGGTGGGGGAACTGTTCACGCCACTTAAGCCGGTGTTTGACTGGCTGGGCGAAAAGTTACAGGCCGCGTGGCAGTGGTTTAAAAACCTGATTGCCCCGGTCAAAGCCACCCGGGACACCCTGAACCGTTGCCGTGATACGGGCGTCATGTTCGGGCAGGCACTGGCTGACGCGTTGATGCTGCCGCTTAATGCGTTCAACAAACTGCGCAGCGGTATTGACTGGGTACTGGAAAAACTCGGTGTTATCAACAAAGAGTCAGGCACGCTTGACCAGACCGCCGCCAGAACTCATGCCGCCACGTATGGCACCGGTGGTTATATTCCGGCGACCAGCTCTTATGCAGGCTATCAGGCTTATCAGCCGGTTACGGCACCGGCTGGCCGCTCTTATGTGGACCAGAGTAAAAACGAATATCACATCAGTCTGACGGGCGGTACTGCGCCGGGGACTCAGCTCGACCGCCAGTTACAGGATGCGCTCGAAAAATACGAGCGGGATAAACGTGCGCGCGCCCGTGCCAGCATGATGCATGACGGTTAAGGAGGTGACGAAAAATGATGCTCGCGTTAGGTATGTTTGTTTTTATGCGCCAGACGCTGCCACACCAGACCATGCAGCGTGAATCAGATTATCGCTGGCCGTCAAATTCCCGTATCGGTAAACGGGATGCCTTTCAGTTTCTCGGTGTGGGCGAGGAAAACATCACGCTTGCCGGTGTGCTTTATCCCGAACTGACCGGCGGCAAGCTGACGATGACCACGCTCAGACTGATGGCAGAGGAAGGCCGGGCGTGGCCGTTGCTGGATGGCACCGGCATGATTTACGGTATGTATGTCATCAGCAAGGTGAATGAAACAGGGAGTATTTTCTTTGCAGACGGCACACCCCGAAAAATTGATTTTATGCTGTCGCTCACCCGCGTTGATGAATCACTGGCCGCGCTTTATGGCGATATCGGTAAACAGGCGGAGTCGCTCATCGGTAAGGCCGGTAGTCTGGCGACCAGATTCACGGGGATGACGGGGGCGGAATAATGCTGGATGCGCTGACATTTGATGCAGGCAGTACGCTGACGCCGGATTACATGCTGATGCTCGACAGCAGGGATATTACCGGCAATATCAGCGACCGTCTGATGAGCATGACTCTGACGGATAACCGGGGCTTTGAAGCTGACCAGCTTGATATTGAACTGAACGATGCCGACGGGCAGGTCGGGCTGCCGGTTCGTGGCGCTGTCCTGACGGTGTATATCGGCTGGAAAGGTTTTGCCCTGGTATGCAAAGGGAAATTCACCGTTGATGAGGTTGAACACCGGGGCGCGCCGGATGTGGTCACCATCCGCGCCCGGAGTGCAGATTTCCGCGGGACGCTCAATTCCCGCCGGGAAGGCTCCTGGCATGACACCACGCTCGGTGCGATTGTTGAGGCGATAGCCTCCCGTAACAGGCTGGAAGCCAGTGTCGCTCCGTCACTGGCCGGAATTAAAATCCCGCACATCGACCAGTCGCAGGAGTCTGATGCGAAATTCCTGACCCGTCTTGCAGAACGCAACGGCGGTGAGGTGTCGGTAAAAATGGGAAAACTGTTGTTTCTCAAAGCGGGGCAGGGGGTGACGGCCAGCGGTAAAAAAATCCCGCAGGTCACCATCACCCGCAGCGACGGCGACCGCCATCATTTTGCGATTGCTGACCGTGGAGCCTATACCGGCGTAACGGCAAAGTGGTTACACACCAAAGACCCGAAGCCGCAAAAGCAGAAGGTAAAACTGAAACGCAAAAAGAAAGAAAAACACCTGCGCGCACTGGAGCACCCGAAAGCAAAACCGGTCAGGCAGAAGAAAGCGCCAAAAGTACCGGAAGCGCGCGAAGGTGAATACATGGCCGGTGAGGCTGACAACGTTTTTGCCCTGACCACGGTATATGCCACGAAAGCACAGGCCATGCGTGCCGCTCAGGCGAAGTGGGATAAACTGCAACGGGGCGTTGCGGAGTTCTCCATCAGCCTGGCTACCGGTCGTGCTGATATTTACACGGAAACACCGGTTAAAGTATCAGGCTTTAAGCGCGTCATAGACGAGCAGGACTGGACAATCACTAAGGTGACACATTTTCTGAATAATAGCGGCTTCACGACGTCCTTAGAGCTTGAGGTCAGGCTTTCTGATGTGGAGTACGAAACAGAAGATGATGAGTGATGTAATTTATTTATCTGTTTGTTTTATAAGGATAAATTAACTAAAATGGCACCATCAACAAAACCGGAAGAGGTGCTCGCGATGTTTCATTGTCCTTTATGCCAGCATGCCGCACATGCGCGTACAAGCCGCTATATCACTGACACGACAAAAGAGCGTTATCACCAGTGTCAGAACGTGAATTGCAGCGCCACATTCATCACTTATGAGTCGGTACAGCGATACATCGTGAAGCCGGGAGAAGTCCACGCCGTAAGACCGCACCCGTTGCCGTCAGGGCAGCAAATTATGTGGATGTAATTACAAACAGGAAGCCCCTCAGTCGAGGGGCTTTTTTGTCGATGTGGTCAATGTGTGGACGTGACCAGAAATAAATCCTTTTATTTCATTGTGTTACGCGTAAAAAATAAGCCCGTGTAAGGGAGATTACACAGGCTAAGGAGGTGGTTCCTGGTACAGCTAGCATTTTATGGGTTATGTTTTTCAGCGAAAC